AAAAGGGGAAGAGGTATGACTCAAGACGAACTACAAGATATAGTTGGTAAGAGACTGGGAACAAAACTAACAGCAACTACAGACAGGTATTGCAGCTTTGATTCATATGATGATAACTATGTGATAGAGCTTAAGTGTCGAAGGACACACTACGATACACAACTAATTGAACACAGGAAATATATAATAAACAAAAAAACCGCTGACGAGAGCGGTAAAGAATTTCTTTATGCTATATCCACACCAAAGGGTGAATACATATTTAATATATCACAACTGTGCGAAGACTGTTATAAGTTTGGCTGGGAAGATAGACGTATGCCATCACACACAGACTTTTCAGGCACACCCATACTTAAGAAGGTAGGTTACATCAACGTGATTGACGCTTACTAGAGATAAGAATTAAAATCTTCTACTGTTCGTTCTTGTCCTTGCCAATCCTCACCAGTCTTTCTTATCCACGCTCTTTCCATTCTTATACTCTGTTCATCACTAAGTTTATGATTGAATTGTGCAGCTGGTCCTTTAGGGTCTTCACCCATAGCAACCAACATATCAAACATATTATCAAAAGTTACTTGTGTATCACTACCAAAAGACTCTGAGTGTGGAGCAGATATTATCATTCCAGATGGTTTTCCTCCTTTAATCTTTAATCTGTGTGGAATACCCATACTCTTTAAATGATTTGTCATCATAGAAAGTTCACCACCACCTTCAGATACTCTTCTTAGAGCATCACCGAGAGAGTTTTCTTTATATCTAACTCTAGTGTTTCCAGCCCAGTCAGCATTTTGTTTATCAAAGTCTGCACCAAGAACAGGTTTACGCTTGTTAGGTTCTAAAGCACTCAGTCTATCCCACTCTTTGTTTATTGCATTCCTTCTTTCACTATCAGTAATGAGACCTGCTTTAAATTGTGCTGTTCTATTTGCTATTTCTTGGTCAATCTTCATCTGAAGTCCGGGGTCTTTAATCTTATTGGACTCGTTGAATCCCGGCACTATGTTAGTTCCACATCCCATTACTCACCCCCCTCAAAAGGTTTGAAGTATATACCTATTGGTCCTAGTGCACCATCAGCACTCTCAGCCAGCCAATCAATTAGATTAGGGAACGCTTCCATCTTCTCTTCCGGTACACCTGTATACATAGGAGTTATAATATCTTTCCAAGCTCTGTCAACAGCACCAATAGCTGTACCACCTAAGGAAGTAACAGCACCTTGGTGAAATCTACCAGCACCAGCAACCAATCCAAACGCACCAGTCAGACCAGCTCTATCCAGAGTCTCTCTCATTCCCGGTGCTTCAAAATCTGTCTGTCTTATAGCAGCTTTCATAGTCTCACCTATGTGTACTAATCCATAAGCCATAGCAATACCACCCACTGCACCTATCGCAGCACCATAGTCAGGACTACATTGCTTTGGATTTAGTTTCCTTAATAATCTTTTCACTACTGTATTACCAAACACAATAGGGAATGTCTTAAGCTGTGCTATGATAGCGAGCTTAGGGTCTGACATCCACAAAGGTTTGTTGGTAGCCTTTGGGTGTACAACTACATCATCCACTACTTTATGTAACCAAGGAATTAGCTTATCTCTTACAGTAATATCTCTGTCTGTATACTTAGCTTTCTTTGCTTTCTTTCCTTTCTGCTCAGGTCTTACTAAAACAGTATCAGTTCTTAATACTTCATCTAGTATTGTATCATTAGTTATATCAACTCTAACAACTCCATCAGCACCTCTGAACTTACTAACAATAGCATCAAATTCTTCATAGCTTATGCCATTCTCTTTGAGTTCACTATCTAGTCTACCCTTTTCTACATCGGATATGTTTCCTTTAATCCTAGCATTTGCTCTGCTATTGATATTACTTATCATAGCCTGTGCTGCCCAGTTTCTATTGAAGTTTGTCCACTGAGTAAGGAATCCACCGAGAGGACTTCTAAACCAAGCATTTAATACAGCGTTGTGGTCAGTAGCAAAGATTTGGTCTAGTCTTTCATTAACTCTTGGGTCTATATTAAATCCAAGTGTAGCCATAGCAATCTGCATCTCACCTCTAGGCACATACTTTCTAGGAAAACCTTTTCTCGCACCCTCAAGGCTATATCTTAAAGCCTTTGGTATAGTTCTTAGCATATGACTAAAGCCAGCTCTCTCACCAACCCAAGCAAGCTCAGTGATAGAGGATATGGTAGCTAATGCTAAGTGTGTCGCAGCACCTACAGTCGTTGCAACTTTGGATGCGGCTAGTACATTCTTACTGGTGTCTCTCTTATATACATTATGAGCAGCATCATATACATCATATACTTTATTCCTCTGTTCCAGAGTTAAGTTACCTGCTTTAACTAAAGTCTTTAATTCTTTTTCTAAGAGACTAGCATTATCACCAAATGTCTGAGCAGATGCTACTCTTGTCGCAGCCTTCTGTAGATATTCAGTAATAACTCTCTCTACATTCTGTTCCCTGAAAGAGCCTAGACCCATCTCTTCTGCAACCTCATCAACAAATTCCCAAGCAGCACTACGAGACTTTTCAAATCCGGGCTTCTTCATAGCCTCTCTATCTTCTACAATCTTAAGTGCTTCCCTTGCAGTGAGTATGTTAGGGTCTATACCATTAACTATTTCATCAGCAATTCTTCTAGCTTCTGCTTCTGTGTAAGGTTTCCACTGTGTCTTAGCTGGACCAGCAGCAAAGGATTTTTCCCATCCTCTTTTACTAGCTTCCATAAGAACTTTAACAAAACCTTCTACATTATTTCTTACAGCATCCTTACTTACAGGATTGGTCAAATAATTCTCAACCCAACCAATAGCTACTCCACTACTCTTCAAGTCTTTATGTGCTTTAGCGAGAATAGATTTTATAAACCTAACATCAGCATCTATCTCTGACTTATTAATATGAGTCGGAAGATTAGCAGTTATAGGCTCACCTTTTATTGCCTGTATTAAATAATCATTAACATCAGGGTCAAATCTCTTACCAAAATTACCAGTCATAGCAAATGTTGTGGCGTACTTATTCAGAATATCAGTTACTCTTCCTAGATACTCACCAGTCTTCGTCTCTTTAACACTGAAGAAATTATCACCAGTCTTTTGTTCACCGCTGTATGTGCCAGTAGGTGCAAACATCTGATAAAGATTATTGGCAGCGTGAAACTCAGCACCTGTCGTAGCTTCATTCCTGAGTTTTATGATAGGTGCTAGTGGTTTAAACGCAGCACCTCTAACAGTAGTCTCACCTATTTCTTTTACATCTACACCAGTGACCTTCTTAATAAACGCATTACCTTGCTTGGCTAACTTCTTAAAGTCAGAGTCATTCTCTGGTATATCAATTAATCCCTTTGCTTTAGTTGTATTATCAGGACTTTCTTTTCTTAATAAGTCTCTATTAAATTGCTTTGCTAGTCTCTGAGCTGTACTTATATCTCTGTTCTGTTCTCTTGCTACACCCACAGCACCGGGAGCACCTACTATACCAACAGTAGGACCAGCAATGACTGCTTCCTCAAGTATGTCTTGCATACCTTCAGATGTTCCTATCTTGCCGGGGTCTACGGATGTTCCCATCTGCAAGGCTTTTTGTCCTGCTTCAGTTCCCATCTCAGTAGCTATCAATTTTCCAGAGAAAGAAGCACCCTTACCTACCTGTTTAAGTAGGGAATCTCTGTTTGTTTTTACTAATTTTTGTAGGACATTTCTGGTGTTTTGCACACCGCCCTTGCCAAAGGTCTTGGCTATAAGATTAGATGTTGCCTTAGCACCTTTGATTGGTGCAAGTAAATCCAGTGCTGAAACTCCTATACTTACAAGAGCTGCTTTCTGTTTCTCTGACGGAGTTAATTCTCTGCCAGCAATCTGTTCGTGTTCTTCTAATGTGTCTGCAAAGTTGGTATTATAGGTCATCGCCATAGTACCCCAGTGGATACCACTTCCTATTACCTTAGCTAAAGGATGAGGCATAGCTTTCATAAGATTACCTACAGCAAACCCGAACATAGGTACTACAGTATTCATAGAGTTAAGTGCTGCTCTTTCTTTCCACCATTCGACAGGCTGTTTAGTCTCAAGCAATCGCTCAGGTCTTTTATATCTAAAACCTTCTAGTGCTTTCTCTTGTGTTTCACCGAACTGTTTTATAGTTTCGGTATCTAAACCAAACATATCTCCAAGTGTACTAGCACCTGTACTCTGCATAGATAACCACTGAGGCATAGATGCCTGTAAAGCAGTGAGCCTCTTTATACGCTCCTCTTCTTCAAAGGTACGAGCCACTGTTAAGCTACCTCTTGTCTCTTATCGTACTTCTCTTTAGCTGCGTCATAGTATTCCATAACACTCTTACCCGGATATAGCTTTGCTAGATTAACCATCTCAGCATATATTATAGCTGTTATATTTTCTACTTTGTCCTTATCAGCACCCCAAGTATACCACTTATCACCATATTCTTCTTGTACTAATTCTCTTATAGCTTCCATTCCAACTTTTCCACCTATATCAGAGAATGGTGAATCTGCTAACATAGACTTCTGAATACTAGCAGCAGTAGCAGCATTTTTGGTAGTCATCTCTGCCCACCTGTCTGCTGGACTGGTTGTATCTGCTCGTTGCTTAGGAGTCTGACCATAATAAGACAGAAGTTGTCCTATTTTTTCAACTCTAGTAAGTCCTGTTGCATCTGTTTCATCCCAGTATCCCGGCTCTTTCATCTTTTCCCAGAATCCTAAGTTGGCTACTCTGTCTTTTTCTGCTTGTAATTTAGCTGCTTCTAATGCTGCTGCATCTGCTACATTCTGTTCGTTTTCTTGTTTCTGAGTTGCAATAGCAGCAGCTCTTTCATCTCTAACCTGTTTCCTCTCTAATCCAGCTTCAGTAAATGGAGCAAAGTAATCAACACCACCAGCACCTAACGCTGTTGCACCTGCTGCTCTTACTGGAGCAAATCTTCTAATGGTTTCTGTAGTTGTTCCTGCTGGCTTGGCTAAAGTCTCATAAGCACTTTTTGGCAAAGGTCCTCGATTCAAATTTTGTCCGGGTCTAAGAACTGCCTTTACAGCTGGTGTTTTCTTAGTAATCTCCACTGGTTTTTTATATAGTTTTTGAAACTGTTTAAAGAGTGCAGGAAGTCCTTTAGTAAGACCTGCTCTTGCAAGACCACCACCATAGACAGCCATCATTCCTTCTAAACCAGCCTTAGTCCAGTCAAGATTACCACTGTCTGTTGTGTATCTGTCTTTTAAATATCTACCTATATCATCAACACCTAGCTTTTGGTCTTCACCTAAAAAACTAGGTTGAGTGTCTGACCAAGTGCTGTTAATTGGACATTTTCCTTTTGCTCCCGGAACTGCCTGTCCATTATCATTTCTTATACAAGGCATTGTCTGTCTCCTTTATTAAATTCGTTCATCTTACAATCTCCATATACCACCTGTGCCATAGCTAGGAGACCAACTACTTCCTGTTGATACAGGAGCTGTATATGCTGGTTTAGCTGGTGCTGTATATACTGGTTGTCTTGCTTGTTCTCTGGCTTGTGTTCTAGCTTCTGCCTGTGCTCTAGCCTGTGCTTCTGCCTGTGCTTGAGCCTCTGCTGCTGCCTTAGCTGCTTGTGCTTTAGCTACTGCTTGTGCTTCTAAAACAGCATTTCTAGCTGCCAGCTGGTTTTTTATATATTTAGCTTGTTCTTCCTGTGCTTTTATGTCTCTCAACCTAGTTGCTTCAGCAGCCTTTTCATTTTCAACCTGTTGTGAATTATAAAATTCTTCTTGTGCTTCAGTCGCAGATTTACCACTCATAAAATCTTCATCATATGAACCGGGAATATATGTTTCTAATCCCATATCATCCCACTGATTATGGTATTCTCCAAACTTGTCTTGCCATATGAAGTTGTCTCCTCTGTCTGGTTCACGATAAGGATTGTCTGGGTCAAACTCCTCAAACGGGTCATCAAACAAAGTAGACCTTGGTTCTATAGGACTCTTATCCTGTGTAAATATATCTGGTATTCCCATTCTACCTACAATTTCTCCATCAACTACTTTTAAATCTGGTTCGATGAATAATCCATCCCTAAGTTCTTCGTCTGTTAAATTAGCCATCATCTGGTCAGCTTTAGCTTGAGCCAACACACCGTAGTCTGTTTCTGTCTTATCCTTGTACTCTGAGACAATAGCATCCAATCCCGGATAGTCTGTAAACAAGCTAGGATTAGGTACAAACTCTTCATAGCTGGCATCTCCCGGTCTTCCTAAATCTAAATCTCTGTTAAATAAATAGTTTCTTCTAGCATCTACCATTCCTAAATCATTTTCTGAGAAAGCAGATAATATACCCGGTTGCCCCGGTATTTCATTGCCTACTAAATTGTCTCCTATAGGCATTTCTAAAGGCTTACCATATGTAAGTCTTTGCCTATCTATTGTTCTAAGAGGTTCAATGTGTGGATTGCCGAGACTTGAATACGGTGTTTTACCGTAGTTCATATCACTCAAAGCTCTTAACTGGTCAGCAGTAGGAGGAACAGCACCAGTGTCGTGCACACCCCCTCTATCCAGACCTGACTTGATAGCATTTTGATTAAGTATTTGTTCTTCAATTAGTTTGTCATTAGGACCGGGAAAATGTGTGAACACTGGGTCTAAACCAAAATAATCCAACGTCTCTTGGTAAGTTAAATCTTTTCCACCCGGTCCAGTTCCTTGCGGTACTATATTAGCATTGCTAGTTCCAACATTAGGGTTGTTATTAGTAGGTGAAACACCAGCTGGCATATCTACTGGAGGCAAACTAATAGCACCGTCTGCTATTCCTGTAGACTCTGGAGCAAATTGTCCAGTATAGTATGGATTGACCATATCAGTAGGTGTACCCCATATACTATAGTCAGCACCTTGGTATGGCAAGCCTTGACCGTATGTATATTCACTTAGACCACCCGGTCCAGTGTAATTAAATAAGGATGAGTCTCTGTATGCTGACAAATCTGGTGCATACATAGTTCCAGAGGGTGTGCGTTGTGATAAATCTTGTGACAGTAAAAATGGTTCTGATGGTGCTGAAACACCTCCACCACTATATCCACCTCCACCACCACCTCCAGCAGAATCCTGCTGATGCAATGCAAATAGTGCTGTGTTATAAGGTATATTATCTATACCCAATTCCCATCCGGGAAGTAGATTACCAACATTGTCATAACCTCTGTCACCAGAGTTGTGAGTACCTACAGTACTAATGTCTATTTCATCTGGCTTCCAAGGTCTTTGTTGTACAGCAGTTCCACCCATCGGAGTAGAAACATAAGGTCTGTCAGAACCTATACCAAAACCTTGAACTTCATTTGGAGTTCCATATATTGAGTCGTAATTATAATTAGCTACTGGAACAGTCATATTATTTTGTGTCTCAGCCACTGAAGGTTTAATCTGTGTTATTTCTGTTTCTGGTTCAGGACCTATATATCCCGGCTGTCCGGGCAATGCTGAATTGTGCCAAGCATCTTTTAAGTCTCCCCAAAAATTTACTATTCCATCACCAAAAGGCATATTATCTCCTTATCTTAATGTTCCATAGGCTGAGACAAGACCACCTAAGTTACTCATCAAACTTGCACCCGGACTTGTTGAAATCATTTGACCTGCGTTGCCTACTAGTGGACTGAATCCTGCAATACCTGCTTGGTACTGATTGAATTTATCATATGGCAATCCTTGTTCAAAGTCGTGCTGTAGCTGTGCATCACTTATCAGTGCCTGTTCTCTAGCCTGCTGTTGAGCACCTGACTGACCAAGAGCACTATAAGGATTAAATCCTGCACTCATAAGACCACCAGTCATACCTAATGTATTAGCCTGATGTCCTAATCCTTGACCATATGCCTGACCATAAATACCAGCAGCCGCTTGGTTTGCGGCATCAGCAGCTCCAGCAAGTGCAGTACCTTCTGCAATACCCTGCCTACCACCACCATATCCACCACTGGCAATAGCACCACTTCTAATATTTGCCAGTTCTGGTGTTAGAGCACCCATAGCTCTATCAGCAGCAGCCTGTGCCATTCCTGTAACGTATGGATTGTTAGCAACATCTAGCATATCAGCACCTGTACCTCTTTGATAGGCACTCAATGCTGGGTTCATAATACTTGGAGCACCTTGTACTGCAAAGTCTCTTATGCCTTGTTGTGCTGTCAACTGGTCTGGACTAAACCCTGCCTGTGTCTGACCACTATAATATTGAGGCGTATAATCGTTGTAAAGATTCTGTGCTTCTTTGAAGCCACCTTGCATATAGGGTACAGCTACATCCCACGGGTCTGCATTGACTGTTTCTGTATCTGGACTCTTTGACATTATCTTATCTCCTTAGCGAATAATCTTGTTATCTCTTTGTAATCTATATCTTTGAGTGCTCTTCCCCATCCTTTTCTTCCAAATAGTTCTATGTACTCACAGTTATGTTCTTTTCCAAATGCGTTTAAGAGTGCATCTGCTTCATCTCTCCATTCTTGGAACTCATCGCCACCTAATAAGATGACACAGAGTAAATTCTTTTGTGGATATTTGGCTATCTTGGTAATGAAAGTACCTTTCACTTCTCTATCCATTTTCACCCAGAGCTGCATATCCTTTGATATACAGGACTTTTTTATATCCCCTATACTATACTCCCCTAAACCATATTCAAGGGCTGTAATCAAGTATTCTTCAACGAGAGACCACCAAGCCTCTATATTCTCCCCCTTAATCCCTTCAATCAAAGTTTACTCCACGCTCCTGTGCTTAAGTAAATATATATACCCTCTCCTGTACTTCCCGGATTCCAGTTTGAGCCATCTGCATATCTTATGTCACCTGTTCTTGGCTTATCTGGTGCAGCATTGCTGACATCAAAATGTCCATCAGCAATATTATTTATAATACGAGACATCCTACTAAATTCTTGTCTCAAGTATGCAGGTATGTCCTCTGCATTATCCGGAACAGGTGATGGTTCGTAACGAATCATACACCATTACCTCTATTGCCTTGTGGCATCCAGTGAATTTCTAATTGGTCCAGTGCCCAAGTCTTGTCATCCGTTGATTCAGCTCTGATACCTATATAGTTACCTGTCGTTCTTACTGGTATTTCTGAATGTGTACCCGGTGTGAAAGAGTAAGGTCCTTTCCAAGTAATTCCCTGATGTGGATTCATCTCATTACCCACATAGAAATCTATAGCACCAGTACCAGCAACTCTAGGTACAATTTTGGTAATAGACTTAGTTCCCGGATATCCTAGACTCATACTATCTTTTTGAATCCAAGCCCTATAACTTGTACCACTATGCTGATTAGTACCTAATACATATAATTTAGTATCTCCGGCATCCGCCATTATCAGAGAAGGTTTAAGAGGCGAATCCCAAGCATCATTATCTGTATCCCAGTCACCTGATTCTGTCCAGTCCGTTGTACTTACATACTCTACAACACCCCAAGCAATATGACTTACATTAGGAAGGTCTCTCTTAGACCAGCTATTATTTCTCCAATTCCACACATAAGCTGTATCTGCAAAGGCATCTGTGTTGTTTGTGTTAGATACAAAACAAACCCACATCTCATTCTTCTCTCTATCAGCAGCTACAAATGTTCTTGTCTTGTAGTCTGGGTGCATAGAAGTAAACAGCTCATCTCTTATCTGGCTATCTACAATAGATTGCTTAGTCTGACCATCGTGAATATAGACATCATCCTCAGAAATTACGAAATGCTTATTGTCGAAGTCTTTTACGCAGTGTCTACCTAGTATACCTGTGTCAGAAAATAGTTGCCTAAATCCAAATATAGACTGTCCACCCTCAAATGCCATACTCCATATTGAGTCTTCTTTATAGACTACATTAATGTCACCAAGAGGCAGACAATCAATAACAAATCCTTTTGATTGTGAAAGGTCAACATATCCTGCATCTTTGGTAGCATCCGCAGCATTCCAGCTTGAAGGTACTGTACCACCCTCTGCCGGATGAGACCATCTTACTCTGAAAGGATAGCGTGTAGCTGATTCAGTTGTATCCAGTGCTACCAGAAATCTCTTGAATGGTCGCATTACTGCACAAGTTGTATTACTTAGCCAGTTGGTTAGGTTAGCAAACTTTGCACCAGCTGCTGTACCCATAAACTGTGGTTCATCGACACTATTGTTAACTATAGCGACACCACCTAATACGCCACCATTCCATCCAGCACCAGCAGTTGCACTATAATCACCACCAGATGTTCTTGTGAGGTCGGTATGTGTAGTTGTTGTACCAGATGTATGTACTCTATATAACTTAGTCAATCCTGCATAAATCCAAGAGTTTGTACTAATAGTATCGAAAGGCATTAACCAGTAAGGTGCAACTGTAGGCGTACCAAATACTTGCAAATGCCCTTTTACTTTCGCAGTCTTGTCATTATCAAACTGTATATTATTTCCATCAGACCATTTATCTTCTGGTAATTCATAAGAAGAAATATCTTTGTTAATTCCTGTAGGGTTTAATACTTTTACTTGTGCTGGCATTAATACCTCTGTCTATTAGGTGGTCCATAGCTTTTAAAAACTGGTGCGGCTGATTGAGTTTTCTTTCTAGCTCCTACATTTCCTCTACCACCTCTACCACCTCTGATTGCAGTTGACCTAGTAGGACCAAATTTAGTTTGATTAGGTATTACCGCTCTGGCTGGAGGTGGAGTAATTGTAGGTTCATTAGTTGTTATAGGTTGAGTCACTGGTGTAGTAGGTTGAACTGCTGGTTGAACATTGTCTAGCAAATAACTATTCCTAGAGGTATCCCGATAAGTAGGTTCTACTTGCATATTTGAATTGAAGATGTTTAAATTTGATTTAGGTGTATAATTATTTTCTTTGTAAACATTATTCATTATATCCGCAGTAGAAACTCCATAGTCAGTTCCAAAAGTTCCTTTCCAGTCACTGATTATATCTTCTTTTGCAGCAGTTAAATAATTCTTATCTTTAAATCCACTCTTTACATAATCAAAAAGACTACCTACTCCTTCAACACCAACACCACCAGCAAACGATAAAGTATCTGCTATTGGTCCTCTAACCGCTTTTGGAATAATAGGATTCCATTTCAACAAATCATAAAACATATCACTTGCTCTTGCTGAAGCTGCTTGATGTTTTGCATCAGATTGAACCCCAACACCATACGTTCCAATCGGATTAGTTTGTGGGTCTGATGGGTATTGTGCAGCAATCCTAGTTATTTCATCCAAGTCAAAAAGACTATTACCAAGCTGATACATTCTATTTTGCCAACTCATATTATTTCATATCCAGTCCTTCAACAATCGCATACCAGTTAGCACCAGCATCAATTGTCTCGAAAGTAAGAATGTCTATTCCACTTGTAGTCAGAGTAGGAGTTGTACCACCAACAAACTTAACACTTGAGTGCCAAGGGTCTGTCACTGTACCACCATTCGTCAGTATCAGTTTGAACTTACCATATATACCAGAAGTGGGAGGATTGCTTATCGTAAATGAACCACCACTTGCAAGTACAGCAGTAACTACATTGCCTAATGAGAAGTCAATTGCTGTTGCCGAACTTACTGTTCCTACAGCGTTGACAATCTCTGTCTGTTTCTTTGTCTTTAAGTTGGTTGTTGTACCTACAGCATCAGCAGTGACAGTCTTAGAAGCCTCTACTGTTCCAAGCGTTGGTATGTCATTATAGTTTAGCTCTGCTGTTGTACCAGTATAACCATCTATTAAATTTAATTCTGTATGTGTTGCTGTCACAGCACCAGAAATATTAGGGAAGGTAGACCTAATAGTAGACTTAACCAACCTTATGTGGTCATCGCCTTGACTTCGTGGGTCTGTGCCTGTTGGATTAGTTGTTACCAATCCATCTATATAAGTTGTTGATTCTAATGCCATATTATTTTCCTTTTGCTAATTGTGCTCCGAAATAAAATTCTATAATCATAGTTGCCCACCCAAATATTTCATCCATCTTGAGTAATCCATCTACAGTAGCGTACTCTATTACATCAGGTGTGAATTGAAAACCTAAGAAACTAAATCCCTCAATTATAGTAGGAATTACTGTTGGTACATCAAATACAACAGGTGCTACCTGAGTGAATATAACTAAACCTAAGATGACTAGAATTATAATCCTTCTATTCATAGCAGCCATAGGACTTTCTTTGTCTGCTCTATCCCTAGCCATATTAATAGACTCATTTCTTACTTGAAGTGATTGTATCATCAGCTTCTGGTTCTCTGCTGCTGCTTGACTCTTTAGGGCAAAGAGTTTAGCTACAAAGCCTAGTATTATAGGTGCTATATTTGTAAGTAATGTCATCATACAGCGACTCTCAGTGCCTCAATAATTCCAATCTGTGTGACAATATAGAAACCAATCGCACCATAAACACTCCACTTAATCTGTAGCATATTAGTATTAATCTTCTGGATACATTTATTAGTGTCTTCAATACGACTAAACAATTTGCTTATTTGTGAGTCGTGTCTGTCTAATGTAGTTTCCATCCTAGCAATTCTCTCTTCCATAATGTCCTTTACTTATTTGAGCCAATTGCACTACCTGTTAAGATTGCACCAAAGGCTAAGTGAAATAACCCACCACCCATAAGAGTAAAGGGATTGTGTTGTCCTGTCAGTTTCTTCATCAATTCCATCTGTACTAATGTATCCTCTGTTGAGTTTATTATTTCCATAAACTGACTTATATCAGGTCTATTAAGTCCGTACCAAACTGGTACAAATAGAAAGTCGTAAAAGCAAATCAGCAGGTATATTGTTAATGCAGTCCATCGCCACCTAGAGGTACTTCTTTCAACATCTGTCATACACAGGGCGGAGTACACATTAAAGCATCAACACCTATTATCATTGTTGCTATAAAAAGAATTATTCCTACAGCTATTAATGCTATTATCCACTTGTTCATTGCGTGTTCCTCAAATGTGTTTCTAATTCTGTTTGTATTTCATTCAGTATTTCGTTTGTGTCTTTAATGTCTTCCTGTAAATACTGTATTCTTAAATCTTGTTTGGCATCATCTGGTAATGCACCTAACTCACCTCGCGGCCATTTTACTCTGAACTCGGAGTTCATAGCCACACTATCTTGCATCCTAATAACATCCAACTGCAACTGGGCTATTTGTCCAGTAAGAGTAAAGTAAACACCTGCAATCGAAAGTATCATAGCAACAATACCTACTAGAGTTTTTACATCTAGGTTTACCTTACCACCCTCTCTCAAATCTATTCCATCAGACATTAGCCTAATTCAGTTTGGGTTGATTTCTTTTCTTTCTTCTTCTTTTTCTTACTGTCGTTAAACTGTTTCTTTAGAGTATTAAGTTGTTTCTTGAGTGCTTTGTTCTGCTTTATCTGAGAATCTACTTCATCTATGATTACTTCTATAGCTTCTTTATTCACCATAACTTGCTGACCCATACCGACAACAGCCTTGATTACTTCTTGCAAATCCAGTTCCATTCGGACTTGGTTTTCAATCACAGCCTTCTGGTTTGACTTCTGGTATTCCTCATACATAGTAGAAACACGATGGTCAATTCCAGAAATATACCAAAGCATTGCTCCAGCTTGAACTACTATTGCCAGAACTATGGCTGCTGGTATCTTAAATCCATTCATACTGACTCCTAGTAATTATAAGAAGATGAAGGCTGTTCACTTCTTAGAGCATCAAATAAATCTTCGTGTTGCTCCATAATCTCTTCATCTTTTCTCATCATATCTTCAACGAGTTCTTCTAGCTTATCTACTTTTCTTTCCAGCTTATCAAGTTTATCGCTGTGTACTGCTTGTGTTGTTGACAGAGAGAATGTTTGTGTCATAGTCCAACCACCTAAAGCCATAAGCAGTCCTAGAAGTAGCATTACAATCTGGTCTTTCACTAATTACTCCACTTAAAATTCTGTTGTACTTTCACAGTAGGTACAGCATCGCTAGTTGCTTTGCTTGTAGCACTTACAGAAGTAGTGCTAGGAAAGACACTGCATCCTGTAACTAACAATAATGTGATGAATAATATAATTCTCATCTTAGTCAGCCGTCAAACTTACAAATGCTTCATCCACTTCATCGTTAGGATTTGCTGTCCAATGATGTAGCATATTAATCTCTCTAGCAAATGATTCTGTTTCATCACCAACACCTGTCTTTCTTACTTCAGTATGAGGGCGATTCTCGTATTCCATAATCTCATCAAGGGTAGATAGAGCAGCCACTTCACTCTCTTTAGTCGCTTGTTCGCTATAAATCGTAGTAGCATAAGTAGCAATATTGGCAGGTACTGCTTTACCACCCTTACTTGCTCTCGCCCAATACCAATCTATAGCATCTTGTTTTATGGCTACCTGTGAATTGATATCAGATAGCATACTTGCTTTAAGCGTATCCACATCTATAGCAGTTCCAGCGTATGTTCCTACGACTTCTGCTCCTGATGTATCTACAGTATAAGAGCCATTAGTATAATATCTGGAATCTGGTGTTACTTCCCTATAAGGTTTGATTCCTAATGATGCAAGTGTATCACTATTCCGAAATATCGCTTTAGGATATGTGATGCCAGCTATCACCATTGTTTTTGGTGTCTTAATTATTTTTGAATAATAGTACCACATATTTGCTCCTGTTATGTCACTGGTGATGAAGTATGAAATCCAGCATTTGCATATTTAAAAGGTAAATCTGCGAACGCTAAGTAGATGTATGTATCACCATTTTTGTTAACTAAATTATCATCATCTCGTATTTTTACACCGTTTGAAAAAAACTCTGCATAGGTTTTTGTAGAACCGTGTTCTCCTTCAGCAGGGTCATTATCTGTATATAGTACATAATTTCTGCGGCTTGCATCCTGCCTCCAGACTCTCTCACTATCATACATAACCCAAGCATCGGTGTCGCTAGCAGTTTTTATTATAATAAATTTTGGGCGAAAACCTAAGTTAATAAATGGACCATCTTCCCCATTGTATCCGCCACCAGCATTACCAATATATGAACCCACCTTAGAGTAGCCATCTACAGAGTGGAAACAGTAGGCTATGTATGCCTGAGTATTTACATTCACACTACCATCTGATTTTAAAGAGAATACAGTACTTGTTGGGTCTGTATCGTTCCAAGGGTCATCAGTACTAATTGCAGGACCCGTAACATTAAGATAAATATGATATGAAGCATCAATTAAATTATTATGGTATGTAAACCAATGGTCACCACTTAGCTTTTTAGTTATAATCATTTCTGGTGCTTTAGATAATCCGTGTCCTACTGTTCCATTAGCACCAGTACCTGTCCAAGAAACTATACTAAATCCAGCATCTACATTTCTACTGCAAGTTGATGCAATAGTACCTTGTGTGAAATCACCTGTTCCTAAAGTAGCATTACCTGCTTTCCAGTTCCAAGATACATAACCATCATCATTAGTATTAGTAGCAATATCATCGCCAGTAGTAAAACCATTAGATAAGAAAGCAGTTAATGTATCAGCATTTGCTGCTTCCGCTTGGGCGCCGTCTGAATGAATAGCGTTTGTTACTCCACGAACAGCATCAAATAGTTGATGTTGGTCAGTGCCCTGCCTATTTTTTATCCAAGTAAAATCAGGTTGAAATCCTAATGATGTAATGTTTTGAACCGAACCATCACCTTCATAAAGAGCAACATCAAAATGCTCACTAGGTATAACAGCAGGTTCTGGTAAGTTCTTCGCACATAATGCTAAAAAGCCAGTAGGTGGAGTGTAATAGAAATCTCCATAGCCACTACCATCACTAGCAGCAGCAGAACCACTCGTCTTACGACCAGAGAAACTTGAATCCTGTCCGAAATTAGCAACCCAACTCGAACCATTACCATAGTGCCCCATTAATAGTGGTTGCATACCTTGACTATCAGTAGCCTGTAGACTTGTTGTGGTTTGAGCAACATTATTTTTATAAAATGTTATTTCATCATCATCCGCATTATATGCTACACCGATAATATCATCTTCAGCATAAGTAGCAAATGTAGCACCACTTAAATTATCTGTTACTCCCTCATAATCATAAGTAGTTTTATAAACCAAAGTTCTATCACTTTCGGCAGTACCATCATTTACTTCATCTGATACACCAATTAGACCTATTTCTGGTTGTGTATATGCGTCATTACCATCTATCTCATCCGCAATAGCCTCAAAATACCACTTACCAGAAGTAACAGCAAAAGTTCCAGCACTCATTATGGTATTTCCACCATTGTTTATAAATAGCTGTAGATTTCCATAATTTATTTGGTCACCAGTACCACATAATGTAGTTCTCATAGGGTCAAGAGTACAAAAGTTGTTGGTGGGCGAATCAAGAGATTGTGCTACAGCATCATCATCTGGTGCTGTAGTTGCATAATCATTATCATTACCAGAAAAATCTTCTCCTAAATTACTTGCATTTGAGAAATTCAAATAAAATCCATTAGTACCATAAGCACCATCAGCAACATTATACTCTTTAGGTTTCCACTCACCATAATCACCAAACTCACCGAATGAATTTGCAGTTACGGCAACACCATCTAAGAAATGACACTCTGCTAAATAACCTTTCCAAGAATTAGCTGCTGTTTTAGTTGTTGCATAACTACCCAAGGTGTGAAGTGTTGCAGCTCCCCAGCCTGTATAATTGTTTTGGGTCTGGTGTTGCTCCGAAATAAATGTAGTTATTTCAACCCCATTCACATATATTTTAAGTCTATCTGCCTCAGCAGCTTGAGTAGTATCACAAGCAACAACGAGATGATACCAATTAGCAACATCAAAGAATGCTGGAGCTGTTTTATGCCCCATATAACCTGAAACACCAGCAGAATCTTGTATCTGCAAATAACCAGTTTCGATAATCATCATCCAACATTCATTCTGAGAACCGTGCCCACCAGCAAGCGGACTGAATATATGGTTATTTGACCAGCCCTCGGTAATACCTCTGTTTCTCTTAGTTCCTCTTTTAAACCAACAACTGAAAGTCCAAGTCCTACGATTTCCATCAGAACCATACGTCTTACTTAAATAATTGCCATTATCATAGTTATTAAACCGACACGAATAATCTATCGAGTAGCTAGTATCAGCCTTATACATCCATTGTGGTGAACCTATTGGCATATTATGAGAAAGCTAGTTGTGGTGTGCCTAGTAAAATTCTACTTGCTGCTACAACGACATAAGGCACAATATCCGTTGCTGATGCTGTAGAGGTTAATGTCAATCCTGCTCCAGCCGCTGTTTCATAATCTCCGTGTAAGGCAACAGTCCTACTACCTGTACCGTCTTGAATAAATGTAATAAATCCAGATTGTCCTGCTACTTCATTGGAAGCAGTTAGACTTGTTATATTTCCAGTAAGTGTGAGTACAAAATTTGTTTTTGCTGTGAAGTCCAAATCAACTGTGCCAGAATTAGATGTATCTGTATCTGTAGCACCAACTACTGCACCTGTCAGAGTACCACCAGCTAGAGGTAGCTTGGTTGCATCTGTCGAAGCACCAGTAAAAGTGGTTGCTGTTAATGTTCCTGCTTGGTCTAGCGTGGCTACATTCGAGCCATTGCTCTGAAATATTATATCGTTGCCAGAACCATCGGCATTAAGCGTTAGGTCTTCAGCACTTGATTTTATTGTACTCACTTCGGATGCCTCCCTTTAATTTCGTTTATCTTATCAACCCAAGTTGTCGTGCTATCTCTGTCATCATCGAACATCATCTCGAATTGATTTAGTTGGTCGTATTCTGCTTTGCGGTTTCTAGCGTAGGCTTGAGCATCGTAAGCAGTTTGCAACTCTGTTTGTTTTGCTAATATATCTTCCTTTGAAATTGGAGTAGTACCATTTTCCCAAATTAAAGTATCTATATCATCAGCACTAATACTTACTTGTGCTGTTGGATTTATTTCTAATACTGTTTCAATAATTGTTATCATTATGCACCTACCTCGAATACTGTAATTGAACCACTTTGACCATCTCTCATCATCTTTACGCTTCCCGATTCTGACCTAATATACACTTGATATGTTGTGGCAGATGTTGTTGATGGAGAGTCTAAAATTGTAAGACAATTTCCACTTTTTCTGTCAAACGATTGTGACAAACCATTAGCCGGGCCTAAGTTTGTAGAACCTCTATATAGTGTAGTAAGACAAGCACCAGCTGATGTTCCATCAGTACCAAACCCAGCTATCACAAAGATTTTAGAAGATGTTGCAGAAGGTGTAATAGTACAAGACAATGTATTTGAGGCAGTAACAAATGATGTTGATGTTGTACTTCTTTCCGTTGAATCTGTTGCTGTGACAACCTGTAATATCTTTCCACCACCAGCTGCTGCCCAAGAGTTATCCCCTCGAAGGAATGTAGAAGAACTCGCTGTACCTGTAGCTGATAATTCAGCAACTCCCACAGCATCATCTGCTAGGTGAGCATTGTCTATACTTGCATCAACATAGGCATCACTATCTATAGAATTATCTGCCATCATTCCAGCATCTACTATATCATCTGGCAATCCACCGACTGATATGCCAGTTACTGTTCCACTTCCGTTAATTACTATTGCCATTATTTACTCCTTTGGATATTTGTCTTTGACTGCTTGAAGTATTGCTGTCATATCATCTGGGAAAACCCCTGCGTGAAATAGAGAATCTAATTGGTCGCCTATATGTGGATATTCTGTTGCTCTACTTCTTGCGTAGGCTTGAGCATCATAAGCTGTTTGTAATTCTGTTTGTTTTGCTAATATATCTTCCTTTGAAATTGGAGTCTGTCCACTATCCCATCTAATATTATCAACATCATCATCAGATACGCTACATTTTGCTTCTGGATTTATTGCTAATATGGCATCTAAAATATCTATCATCCTGCTATCTCCATTAATGTAATTGTACTTCTTGAATTACCACTACCAGTACCATTCATAGCTCTATTAAAACTCACTTCAGAATAACTACTTGTTGAAAATTTATAAGTTGTTGCTGAAGTAGTTGAAATTCCTGTATCTAAAAAAGTCCAATTAAGAGGCAGAATAGTATAATCATTATTGTGTGTACTTGTTCCTCCTCTACTTATAAAATCATCTGCTCCCCAAAAAGAACCTACTGAACTGTGGTATTGAGTGGTTGTTGCACCCACAGCAGTTGAATCTCTAAAACAAGAAATACCTCCGTTTGGATTATGGACTCCAAAATATAATGTAACGTGAATTAGTACAGATGAAGATGTAGCTGTTGGAGTAATCGCTTGTGAAATCAAATCATCACTTGCACTTGTAGAATGTAATTGAGTTTCCGAAGTACCTTGAACAACTTGTATTACACTACCTGCTGGCATTTGTGAAGCTGTGAATCCAGTAAGACTTGCTCCACTAATTGCTGGAAGTGTACCAGTAATATTTGCTGCTGGGATAGCTGTTAAATTAGCTGCACTACCATCACTATTAAGTAGTGTACCTGTGGCATCTGGAAGGGTTATCGTTCTATCCGTACTCGTATTAGGAGCAGTAACTGTCAGTATGCCAGTTCCCGAAGCGTGTCCTGTAATTTTTACTTTAGCCATTCTTTACTCCTTTATACTATTACCCAAGTGCTACCAGTCGGCACAGTAACCGATATTCCACTAGAAATTGTTATTGGACCAGCACTCATAGCATTTGAACCACTCGTTATAGAGTAGTTTGCATCAATCGTATGTTCGTGCTCATATAAGCCCTTGGTTGTTGTGTTGGCATCTGTATCTAATGTTGCCCAACTTGCAGTTGTAGCATTTGTTGTTAAATACTTGCCAGCGTGTCCACTCTGAGAAGGCAGTGCATCTACTGTAGACCAAGCATTATCACCTCTAAGGTAAGTAGAACTTGATGCTGTACCTGTAGCACTCATCATAGCAATATCCACAGCACCAGCTGCGATAGTCAGAGCACCACTACCTGTTACATCTCCAGTATGTGTAGCATTTGATACCTTGGCATCCAGCTGTGTCTGTATAGCAGAGGTTACACCATCAACATAATTAAGCTCGGTATCAGTGGCATTTACAGCACCATCAATATTAGGGAATGTAGTTTTCAGTACATTCTTTATTCCTCTTATATGGTCATCACCCTCAGAGACATTATCGCCTGCCGCTGGATTTGACGAATTGAGGTCATCAATGTACTTAGTACCTGTTAAATCCTCTAAAGCCATTGTCTACTCCTTTATGCTGAAGCAGCTGTTACTGTTACTGTTACCTGTAGTGTGTCACCAGAGATTACTGCACGTGAGGAACTAAAGTCAACTACACCATATAGTGTACCTGCTGTTCCTGTTGCCGCTGTATTTAAGAAAGCACCAGCTACTGTTGCTGTTGCGTTAATTGTAAAGTCTACACTTGATGAGTTAGTCATACTACCAGATGAGGCTGCACCTTCTGTCCATTCTTTTCTGTTTCCAGAATAGCCAGTCAGTTCTGCCCAACTTGAGTGTGATGCCATAGTATCTGCGGCTACTGGTGTACCAGCACCTTTAAGACCTATGTACCAAGTTGTAACTTGTGTTGCTGCGTGGAATTGTACATCAAGAATATGATTTAGACCTGCTGTCACAATTATATTCTTGTTATCCTCTTCCCATTTGATGTTGCCATCTTTATCAAGACAAGTAACTTTCCAAAAGTTAGCCAGCCCGATGTCTACATTACCTAATGCCATTATTTACTCCTATTGTTAATTATCTGGGTCACTTATTTTTGTCCAAAGTGTATCCTCGTCTTCCTCTATATCATTCCATAAGAAATTGTTTTCACTTGAAGCAGAGTTATTCATACTTAGTGTAGCACTCTCTGGAAAGTTCACGTTGTTCTTCATATCGCTTGTACCTGCCATTGTTGCAGTAACTGGCATAGCGTGGCTAGAAGAACTTGTTATTGTACCACTTTCATCTAATGTTATTGATGCTGGCATAACGTGTGCTGTTGTGCCTGTCATTCCAAAATTCGTTCCTATAGACAACGACCTTGGAAATACTGTATCTTCTAATAATGACTGAGTAAAATTAGTCTGAGTCATTACCGCAGTTACTTGGTAAGTATCGTTAGACCAGAGGTTTGAATTTCCAGACCAGACAGTTGATTCTGCCGACCAAGTGCTCTGAGCCATTAGCCTTCAACTCCAGAATAGATATTCCGTACTCTCATCGCTGAACCAGAATGTCTATCCCTAGCATCCGCATCTTGTAGTTTCTTAATTGCACCATTGTATGCGTTTAACCACAGACCAATCCTTTCATCATTCTTAATAAAAGGCTCTGCCTCCAATAGTGCACCATATAATAATACATCTGGTGCATTTGTTGTAAGCCAGTTGCTTGTTACAGTACCTGAAGTACCATCACCTAGCGGTGTAAATTTCTCATAGAAAGCCATCTCAACTGTATAGTCAGAATCTGGTATAGGTGCTAGTTGTATCTCGTCACCTATGAGTGTATAAGCCTTCGGTTTACCAGTTGTATCACTTCCATATAACCTATCCAACATCTCTGGTGTTATATATTCGAGAGGTGTGATAGGGTTCGTATTAATTTGCATATTACGCATTTGTAAATAACCACCGGGGAGATTAAAGTATCTCTGACTTGCTGTGGTTTCCATCGAACTTCTTACTTCCATAGGGCGTATGCGTAAATCCCTATTGAGTCTAGCCTCTGCCAGAGTTATGAAGTCCGGTATTCTGTCTGTTAAGTCTGACCTATCCAGCCAGTCCGCTACTGCATCTTTTAATTCTGTGAATGTGCTTAATGCCATTATACTTTTCCTTTAGTAGTACGCCAAGCAGCGTTGTCTGGATGATTTAGCCACTCTCTCATCCTTTCTTGGTTTCCCCAAACCTTATCTCTCATCATCTGCTCAACTACAATAAGAGGTATTCTGGCAACCCTGTGTGAGAACTGAGAGTCTCCTTTATATTTATTTCTTCCAGCAGTGAACTTGTCAGACCTATTTTTATCATAGATGTCTTTAACTGCTTTATCTTCCTGTCCACTGGCTAGAGTTAAAGTTCCGTCTGCGTTTTGAATTAGTTTAGATTTTACTGCCATAAGTATAACCACCCCAGTTTCCTAGGGTGGTATTTAGGTTAGCTATTAACCAGTAGTGTAACGGATTGCTCCATTAGCTGCTTCGTTGCCACAGCGTAGACCGAACTCTACAAGAAGCATCTTCTTGTCTGAGTCACCTTCTTTCGCAATATCCACAGTTTGGAAATCACGAAGATACTCTACTGACCACATATCGTGGTCTAGGAAGTATACAAGGTCTTGGTCACAGTATCTGTCTAGCGTAATGTTGAATGTACCAAAATCTGATACATAAACATCAACTGCATTGTAGATTGACTTGTTGTCGTCAACAATACTACGAGTATTGTCAGCACGACCAGACATTGCTGTAATCAACTTTTTGTTGGTAGCACCTAAAAGGATTGTTGATGGCTCGCCACCAGCATTCCAAGTAGATTCTGCAACAGCAGTTATATCAGCTTCAACAACCGCAGCGTGTGAACCAGAAGTACCAGCATCAGTTACGTTAGTCGTAATGAAAGCACCAGCTCCTTTGGTTTCACGTGCTGTAGAGGCGTTACCTGCCACAGCTGCGTTGTTAGCTAATAGTGAAGTCTCCATATCTCGCTTCATCTCTTTCGAGGCTTTTGCGAGTTGGTGTGCCATTTCAGACTTCTTACCGGCATTGTTCACTGTCTCCTGAGTACCAGTGACTTCAACCACCTTCTTACTAATTTGAGTATAGTTACCCAATCTAGTTGTAGCAGTAGTAGTCGCAGCACCCACAGCAGCTCCCTCCACGTGATAGTTAGTTCCAGAAGCAGCGGTTAGGGCATCTGTCTGCCACTCAAAATAAGTGTTAGAAACAGTACCTTTACCTGCTATACCCGATAGGAATGGAGTATCAGTAGGGGAAATATCATAGATTACATCAGACAAATCCTCACGAATCGCTGTTGCATCATATGTACTGAAATTTGTAGGCATTTCAATATCTCCTTAAAGCATATCATAAAATAAGGAAGCGGCATCTTGTTGCTTACCAGTCTTCCTCAACCGTGTACGCTTTGCTTTTAATGCTTCAGTAGCTGTATCTTCCTTCGATTTTCCTCTTCCGGCTTTTTGTACTTTGGGAACTTTCTTGACTGCTTTCTTCTTTGGAGCTACTTTCTTGGTTAGCTTATCAAACTCCATTGCTTTCTTAATTACTAAGACACTGCGATGGTCTGCTAACTGATTTATCTCTTCTGGTCTAAAGCCTACTGAAGTAGCATACTCCTGTATGTCCTTCTTAATTGTAGAGTCTTTATCATTCCACTCAGGTAGAGCTTGCACTAACTTGCTATATTCTTGCTGAACAAAATGTGCTCTAGCTTTTTGCATAGCAGATTGTTGTTCTTGTTGTATTAGAACTTGCTGCTGTGCCGCATTATTTGCTCTTTCCTGAACGTCTCTGTACTCATCCTTCTTTAACATATATTGATAAGGGTCTTCCTCTTTCATAGTTTCCCAGTCAATATTATCGAAGTCTTTCAACTTGGCTTGCTGTTGCTCTTGCAACATCTGAAGTCCATTTGCGTACATTTGCCTCTCCTGCTCTAGTTGCATACGCTCGGACTGGATTTGCTCCGTCTCCTTACGTTGCTGTGCTAGTGCTTGAGACTTACGAGTATAGTCAGCCTGTCTCTGGTATCCGTTCTTGAGTTCTTCAATACCAACCTCTAGTTCCTCTCCGTCTACTTTAATAGTATACTTCAAGTCCTCTTCGGCTACTACATCATACTCTTCTTCAGTTTCATCAGATTCCTCTGATTCTACTTCTTCAGATACTTCCTCTTCTGCCTCTGTTTCAACTTGTCCTTCTGGGGTCTCTTCTTCGACATTTTCAGCTTCCTTTGTTTCCTCTACCGATTCCTCGTCAACAGCGGCTTTGGTTTCCTCGTTTGCGGTTTGTTCTTGTGAATCCCACATATTAAGGATTGTATTTGCAGCTTCTTCACTAGAACCTGCCTTTGCTCTTTCAAATCTACCTTCTTGGTTATTCTCTACAGAATCCATCGGTTACTCCTCTCACTTAGTTAATAAATTCTTCTTGCTCCTTCTCTGCAAGTTTACCAGTTTCAAACACAGACTGTATATGTTGCTCAACTAGGTCTAGTGCTTTTATGGTTATGTATAATCTATCTCTTTCTACTTCTTCTGCAACTCTAGTATTCAAGAGATGTTTAATTAATTCTTCTCTGATTGTCTTGAATGACTCCTTGAATAAAGGGTCATCTAACAATCGTTTTGCGTTATCTGCTCTACGCAGCTCCTCTCCCTTCTTCTTTCCCATAATTTAATCAGGCATTACCAATAGCTACTGGTCTTTCCTGCTCCCTTTCTAGTACAAGTTCTTGTTGTTTAAGTGCTAATTCAGCTTTCTTAATCTCAAGCTCTTGTGCTTTAATTTGCATATCAACTTGAGCTTCCTGTCTCTTAAGTTCTAAGTCCTGCTGTGCTATCTCAGCATCTATTTGCATTTCTTGCTGCTTAAGTGCAGACTCTTGTTGTATCTTCTGTAGTTTAACTTTTAACTCTTCAGCCTTGAGCTGTGCTTCCATCTGCTTGGCTTGGTCTTCTGGTGAAGGACCTTGCTGCTGAGGAACTGCATCACCGGGGTCAGTAATAAAGTCATCTACATTCTTCATACCCATAGCTCTTATCTGCTCTGCTACTAAGTTATATACATTCTTAGGCTTGAGTAGCATACCTGCTGCTGGGTGTTGTGCAATCATCTGTATTGTCTGTGCCAGTCTTCCTAGGTGCATAAGGTTCATATCTTTATTACCAAACCCTAGTCCAACTTGTGCAGTACAATCCAAAGACTCTTTCCACTCTGATGGATACATTGTTATCCATTTGTTATTAAGTCTTACAATTTTCTCTGGCTTTTCATATTTCTGTACCAGTTGGTATACAGATTTTGCCAGATGTTTCATACCAGTTTCTGCAAATATTCTGGCAATCAACTCAATCTTCTGCTGTGCTGCTGTCATAACCTGACCTACGCCTGTAGCAGTTTGATGAGATTTTAAAGCACCTTCAGATAAACCCATAGCGTTTTTGTTTACACCTGTACGCTCTTCTCTAATACTATCAAGATAGCCTAGCATATTAAAAGAGTTCTGGTCCAGTTGTGGTGTTGATAATGGATTAACAGCACCTGGAGTTCTTACTCTTACAATACCACCCGGTCTTGAAGTCATCAGGTCATCTAAATTAGCTTGTCCTTCGACTACCTCATAACGCCCATTATTTGTTAGATACATATTATCTAGTAAGTTACGCATTAGAGTAGTCTTAATTAGTTGAAGGTCAGAGATTAAGTCATAAACACTCAGACCATAGAACTTATGAGGCATCGGGATAGGCGTAAGGGAGGAGAAGGGAACACTATCCACAGCCTCATTATCGAACAATTCATCTCCAACCTTCGTTACTTTTCTTAATTCGTCAATACCATCATTGTCAAAATCTACCCTGACATAGCACTCTGTTACCCAGATTCCATCATCCAAATCACCTTCTGGTGCTGAATTTTGTTCGTGATTAAATCTAGCTAATCTCTCTGCTTTATAATCAGCTTCATCATTATTAAAGGCTTTCTCTACTTTAGCTTTAGGATAGCCTTGTTCTATTAATTCAGACTTGGTTTTCTTGACTCTATGACCGACAAAGCGAGCATCCTCGATTGTCTTAGCATATTTATTAATTAAAAATTCTTCTGGTGGTACAGGCTCTATCCTTAC